TTAGCAGCAGGTTTGATCAAAAGCGCTATCTTCGATTATGAAGAAAAAAGCAGTGAACCAACATCGTCAGGGAGGCGTGAAATAGATAAGCAAAAAGCGCTTACTTGGATTAAAGATACTCAAGATAATGTATGTAGTCTTGAATGGTGTTGTAAAATCTTAAATATATCCTCATGGTATGTCAGAAAAATGTTTTTCGAAAATATCTATAAAAGCACATGATATATAATAAAGAAGAGAAAAACAATATCGTAACTCTAAAGAAATAGATGAAAAAAAGAAATATATTACAACAATTATAATGTATATCTTTAATTAAATAAAAAAAGAAATTGTTAACTATATCTTGTAAACTAAATAAAAACAAGAATTCTTGAAATCAGATGAAAAAAGAAAGTATATTTTCAAACCGATGCAAACCGAAAAAAGAAAAATAAATCCGAGAAGTTTAGCGAATTTAAAGAGAGATGCAGGGCCGGGGCGTCCGAAAGGCTCGCTGTCGGGACGATCAAAAGTGTTACAAACATTAGATTCGATACTCGCAGAGCACAAAACGAAAGAAAAGATAATAAAATTTTATCTTTCCAAGCTCGATGATGACCCAGGCAGTTTCTTAAAAGATCATGTTTACCCATTTATACCGAAAGACGTCAACTTAAATTTGCCTGATACAGACATAACAGTTGTAATAAGACATAGAGCACAGCAATTAGTTGAAGAAATCAGAGAAGATATAAAAACAGACGTAAGTCAACTAAAATAGCCTAATCTGTCAGAAAATATGGCTATTGTTTTTTAAGCACTTAATAACGCGGTTCTCCAGTGTGGATACAAAGAAATCAGGAATCACTTACAGCGATTTTTCTTATAACAGTATGGTTTTTAATGTTTAAGCTTGAACATCAGCCAGCGGAGTACATCAATTATTTTCTCGTAAAAGGTGAACACAATAAAGCGCAAGAGTTTGCCGAGAGTGTTGTAGCAGCCCCTTTGATGTATTTCGTCCCGAACGGCGCACAGGAAAAATTTATACAGACCTTCGCACAATGCACACAAGACACAAAGATTCCCGTTATTTTAGCTACCTACGCCAACGGTGTAGGTAAATCGACTATTACTGTAGTAACATTGTTAAATGTCATCTTCCACGCCCAGAGCGGTTGGTTCGACTATCCCATATTCCATCGGTGGAAACTTCCCCGACTGTGCTGGTACTGCTCGACAGCGGATGCCATAAACGAAACAATCTTTCCTTTAATACAACAATATGTTTCAAAAGAATTCACTCCCGAATTCGCTTACTCGGAGAGCAAAGAAGGTAAGCGTATAGTGTCAAAAGTGCACTTTCCTCGACATAATTGGACAATAGTTTTCAAAACTTATGAACAGAAAGACCAGACTTTCGAATCTGCCAACGTAGGCTTAATCATCAATGACGAACCTGCACCCGAAATGGTATGGAAAGCTGAAAAATCAAGGCGGAGAATGGGTTGTATTACCCTGCTACCGATGACACCACTCAATTGCGAACCTTACATTTTAGACGAAATCAAGCGAGCCAGCGATGACAATCGGCCTGGCTACTATCATCTTAAAGCAAGCGTGTACGATGCCTGCAAGCAACGCGGCATACGTGGACATTTAGACCCGAGAATAATTGATGACATGGTGGCGGACTACGATGATGACGAGCGAGATGCGAGAGCGTATGGGGAGTTTATGTATTTCTCTCGATCTGTGTACGGCGACCTGCTCAAAAAAGATTTACACTTCATTGATCCAAGCGATTACCCGATTCCACAGTATAGCAAGATAGTCCAAGCAGTTGATCCGCATGATTCACGACCTTCCGCATGTTTGTACGCAGCGAAAGTGCCGGGAAAGATACAAAGATACATTATTTTCCAAGAGACCCCGCAGGAACAGAATGCTGCATTCTGGGACATGAAGCGTTCGAACGAGATAGTGGATGAAGTGCAGACGTGGGACAAGATAGAAAAGACTTATTATAAACCCGCTGTGCGCATCCTTGACCGCCACTTTGGTTGGCAAACAAGGGGACAGAAGACCTTTGCTCAACTCTATCTCGCCGCGGGGCGTCAAATAGGGTCAAATTTCACGTTTATTAGTTCATACGCAGCCAATTCAGACGAGAGTGAGCTGGCGTTTGGACATAAACAAGTCAGAAAGCTGCTACAGAATCAAGAGGATGGCAAGCCGGGAATACTAATTTACAGCAACTGTTATCACCTGTGGAACGGACTTACTCATTATGTCCGAAAGCGGCTAAAAGGTGTAGCCAGCGATGACAAGATCGGTGTCGATGCGGGGATAGTAGAGAAATATAAGGACTTCCCGGACTGTTTAAGATACCTTGTTTGTCATGATGTTGTTGTGAGAGCACCAGAACGAGTAAAGAGTACGGCAGGCGAATTGCGAAGGTTAGCCTCGCAGGGTATAAGATTAAGGGGGGAATTTGCCAGATGACTACTAAAAAGACCGTTTGGTATAAGATAGAAGATCGAAAACCTACTGTGGGGAAAGTAGTTTTCATTTCGGATGGTAAGAAAATTGCAGTATCGAGCTATAGGGCGGAAGATGACTATTGGCTAAATGAAGGTTCTGGGGGGGGGATGGGGGGGGGACTTTGAGCCTACACACTGGGCTGATATTACTATTGAACTATCTGATATTAAAGCAGGATAATAATGAAAAAAAATACCGATACAGAATTAAAGCGGATGGGCTTAAGGCGTGATCCTGAATTATACGCTTATGTGATTAGTGCATACGAACGCAGCCGGAAATACATGGAAGAGCGTGGTATATTTGACCGTATTTCACGATGCAAAAAAATGTACGAAAACGACCCCTGGACAGCACAAGGTGTTCACCGTGATGGTGATCTAAGCGAAGTCAAAATTGCTATAGCCTACGACATTATCGAGACAGGTTTACCAATCGCAACAGGGCGGATGCCGGTTCCGGATGTTGATCCCTGCATAGATGGGCGTAATCAAGAGTATATGCAAATCAAGACAATGTTTGACAATGCTACTAATGAATTGGAAATGCAAGCAGCTAACGAAGCGATGGAGGCATTACAGACAAAGCTCAATGACTATGCCGAAAAGCTACAAAGACAGCTTATAGATACATTCAAGAGCGGTAGTTTATTTGCGAAATTGCGGATTGGTTACAGGGAAAAGGGCATCGCTGGCACGTTTATAATGAAGTCAGTATTCGATCCAGAACGAAAAACTATCATAAATGAGCCTGTTGACTACACAACTATCTTTCCAAGTCCAAATTGTGATAGTATTGAAGCGCATAGCGAGTCAGGTGAACCGTTCTGTTATGCTCCGATAGTTAGTTCAAAGAAGATTAAAAAACAATATAAGATTGACGAACTTGAGTATAATGCTCTTGGTGATCTTGATGATACCAAGAAGTTCAGATTTCGATCAGAAATAGGTTTTGCCGCCAAGACGCAAGCGGTCATAAAGCAAATATTAGGTGCAACAACAAAGGACAAGGATGGTTATTGTCTTTTAATTGAATGTTACATGCCTGATGATAATAGTGAGATAGAATTTCAAGACAATCTTTATAATGAAGATGGTCAGAAAGTTTATGAAGATGACGGTATAACTCCCAAGAATGAGACAAAAAAGCGTAAGCAGTTTCCTAGCGGATTCAAACGGGTAACGGTGGTCAAGGGGCACAAAGACTGGATTTTAGATGAAGTGGACAATCCGTATGGTTATCCACCATTTGTAATGACGAAGAATGCCGAACAACTGGGTGACTTCTGGGGCATCTCTGACATTCAGGTCGTTGAAGATTTGATCATACGATTAAACATATCCTCATCAAACGTGCATGACAACCTACGGTTGACAGGTAACCCAAAGCTAATAAAGATAATCGGGTCTCAATCGGTAAATAAGGACGGATCGATTCAGGAGGTAACAAACGAGATTGGTGGAATAATGGAAACCACACAACCAGGCGGTGTATATTATCTTTCTCCGCCACCGCTGGGAGTCGATGTTAAGTGGTGGATGGATTTCTTAAAGAGCTGGATAGACAGAATAACCCACTTAAGCGATGCGTTAAGGGGATTCAATGAATTCAGTAACGACTCCGGAAGAAAGATACAAGAATTGCGGGTAGCAGCCGCCAACACATTCAAACCCAAGCTGGACGAGCAAGTAGAGTTTTGTCATAGACTGTATCAACATTGGGCATGGATATATCAAAA